TGCCAGTTCGATGATGTGCCGTCCAGAAACCTATCGATATAGGCTGAGGATTCGCAATGCCCCACGCCAATCGCCGCGTCCGCAATCCTTCCATTCTTTGAACTGCACCTAACGCAAAATCACCGGCTCCCATAACTGTCTGTGCCGTAGTAACAGCAATACCTATAGAGCAAGGCATACCATTTATAGCACCACTCGTATATTGCGCCGCGCTTAACGTCATAGTACCAGTAAAATTTATTAGCCATCCATCACAAGTATATTTACCTGTTGTAGTTACCGGAGTCGTACCATTTTCTTGACTTATGTCCATTCCACCATTGATCGAAAGAATCTCAGGTCGCCCTACAACTGTTGTCCCTACGAACGCCGTCGTAGCAACTTTTGTTGAACTGTCACCAGCCGTAGGTGTTGGAGCGGCTGGCGTACCTGTAAACGTCGGGCTGGCTATCGGAGCCTTCAACGCATCTTGCGAATCGACATAAGTGATACTAGCTTTCAGCGCATCCTGTGAATCAACGTAGGTGACCGCCGCCTTAGATGTGTCGCTCGGATGAATGTGATCTTGTCTAGAATATAAATTCGAAATACCGGGAGCAGCAGGACCGTCCATTATAGGATTAGCGTTACCTGGTGCAGGCATTCCACTTCCACCAATCGAACCTGCAACGAACGCAGTAGTAGCGATAGTAGTATCATTGGTTGCCAAAGCTGGCGTTGGTGCTCTCGGAACACCTGTAAACGTAGGTGATGCTATTGGTGCTTTCGTCGCATCCTGTGCGTCAACATACGTTATCGAAGCACGAGACGTATCGGAAGGATGGCCGTGATCACCACGAGCATAAGTTTGACTCACACCAACTACTGCGGGACCGTTCATTAGTGGCGGAGTATTACTCGGCACAACTGGATCAAGTCGAGCGTCCACTTCATCAATCGCAGCCTGAACGTTTGTAGCTGTCAATCCACTTGTGCCATTAGCGTACGAAATCGTCGCTGCGGTGCCTGTCGTGATGACTCCAAAGCCCCAATACGACGGATGCGCAGCTCGATCTTGTGCAAATGTCGTCGGTGCCGCGGCGCTGTTGTTAGCGACTAGACAAGACCAAACAGTGCCTAAATCCGAGTCAATCGCCACGTCGCCGACAGCATAACTTGTCGAATTTATCCAATTCATCATTCCGGCAACGGCCATAACGCCGTACATCTGCGCGTCGATTGAGTCGAACGTAGCAGATAATTGCGTAACCCATGGCTCCGACATGAAGTCAGGGACTGGAAATCGAAAGTATTTTGTGTAGTGCGTGGTCATCGTTTGTACTGCCCCTCTGAATACAGGAAGGAGAAGTCGTTAACCTGTAAGGTTTTCGTAGATGTTCCGAACACCTTAACCTTTAGGATTTTGAACTTGACAGGGAATCCCCATAGCCTGGGATCGTCTGCCACACGTCCGCCGCCGTAAGGACCGTCGTCATAGCCAAATCCTCGCATGGAGTTACCAACGAACTCAACCATCAATGCAGGATTATACATTATGTTGCCATTGTCGTCTTTGTAGAGTCCATCCACATAGACTTCGACAGTGAATCTAGCTACTCCAATTGCAGTTGCTGCAACGAAACGTAACTGCTTAATTTTCATCGGCTCACGGCCGGACATCCAAGGCAATTCCATCTCGAACGGAATTGAAATACCATTGTATATCGCCCACCACGAAGGATTGGCTGCTATGTCGTCAGCCATCGAAGTTGTTCCGCTGGTATGACTCACACTGCAAGTATAGCTCTTGGCTCCGTCGCCTGTAACTGCTGCCGTAGTAGTTGGAACGTACGCCCCCATGCTCTGGCTGGCTTCCAACTGATTGCCGAATATGACTACGCCAGTCGTTCCGTCGCCGTCATATATACTTGCGTCTGACGACCCATCGCCTTGCAACAAGGACAGACGCAAATACACTCCCGTTTCGGCGTTGTTCATATTTATGGTGTGACTCACACGCCACCAACCGTTCAACATCTGAATGGCGTTATAGCTTTGTGTAGCTGTTCCAGCAACCGTAGGTAAATCGAACTCGCCCGTGACTAAATTAAATCTAACAGTGACACCAGTCGCCGTCGTCGGATTGGAATAAGCTCGAAGCGAGACATAAGTCTTGCCAGCGTTGTTCTTCAAATAAATAGATCGCGTATACGTTACACCGGCGACGACTGTTACAAGTTGGTCCAGTTTATGCTGCGAGCCAATCGTAGTATCTTCCTTAAGCAGCCATGCATTATTGCTATTTAGCGGATCAATCGTGTTGGGCGCCCATAGAACTGTCGCGGCGGTAATAGTCCAAGGCGCTACGTTGAATGTATCAGACTGCAACGCGACGTTCGTCACCATACTACGCACAAGTTGACCAGCCGTAAATACTGTACTTCTCGCCCAATTCTTATCACGGTCATTCATCCGATCAGCGTGATAATTCTCATTTGCAAAGACAGCATTTCCGTGCTGGAATATCTTTGTGCCCGTCGAGTAGAACACACGTCCTAAGAACGATTGACACGCGCATGACCAATTTGTGGGGAAATTAAATTCTGACCATGCATCGTAATGCAATCCTGTACTGCCAGTATGGACTAGGCAACGCCCATTCGGATTGAACAAAATCGTGTCATGCCATAGCGAATCGTAAACCATAAAGCATTGTTCAAGCTGTTGCAAGTCGGTCAAGTTACCGATAATTGATCGGTACAACGGCTCGATACGATCACTGACATGCTGTGAATTAATCAAGCCACTGAACAGATTTCGCTTGGCGTCGCTGAAACCATCAAGTCCGGCGAAGATCAATTCTTGTTCGATAAATGTCATACACCGATGCCCGAGAAGACCGAACTTGGGCAGCGTATCAGGAAACGTAGGTGAATGTATACCTGACGCATTGTATACGCCAAGCGTCACAAGAATAGTCTGACCCTGAAAGAATATAATCAGATACGAGCGAAAACCGATCATTCCGCGAATTGACACGGCCCCTTGAGGCGCGTACGCACCCACGTCAATGCTGATTGCATCGTTCGGGACAGGATCACCAGGGAATGTACCACTTGTACCAACTGCAGTAATGTAGATAGTAGTAGGACTGCCAGGAATACCACCGACGCAGTGGTAATTGCTGGCGACGCATCCATACTTACCGATTGGTACATTGACGTTGCTCCCTGTCGCAAGGTCTTGCAAATAAGTAACCTTAAACACGCTAGATATCGATAGCGGCTTATCCTTACCGTTATGGATTATCAGTGTATCCTTAAACGGCACGAAGTTGACGGTCGTGAATGCTGAGCCCCATGCCGACGGAGCACCAGGCAACAACGCAGCAATCGCAGTGCTCCAAATAGTCGTTACAACACCTGAATCGGAAACGGTTACGATGTTCCCTGATGTGGCGACAACAATCAAACGGCCATTGAAGTATATCTTGTCTAGAATTGTTCCACCTGCAGGTAATGAAGCTGCTACATCGGCAAACCAACTACTACCATATCGTAGTTGTTGGCCACCAGATGGAGCGCGTCTGAAATTCTTCAGAGTGACAGCAAACCGCGGAGCCATACTATATTCGTCGTCAACGGCGTTCAAGCCTCCGCCAAAACCTTTCAGCGTGAGGCTCTTGAGACGAGACTTAGCCGTTCGCTGCTTTAGAATTTGGTTCGGAAATAGCATAGGTTTGACTCACACTTGGATTGCCATTAAGGATACGAAACCCACTGATCAGGAACACCACCGTATTGAGAGTCGCTGAAGTTGATATCATGACTCGAAAGTTGCGACATGATATCCTTGTACTTCATTTCCATCATATTCTTGCACATGTCGGCAGCCGCAGCATTCAAATCATCGCCCGCCAGTGTCGTGTATGCCGTGCTGTATGCTAGCAAATCACGATCCAAGTATATTGTGTCTTGCCAATCCCATGCATCATTCTGCACAGGATAGAACTTGGCATACACATTGATCTTGCCGGTAGCAGTCTTCGGAAGCAAATATATTTTCTTCTTGTTGTACAAAGGGTTGCTTACGTTCAGCGCATCCCAGTAAATAATACCGTTCCCACTTAACATATTCGACTGAAATGGACTAATATGACGTGGCCGCATACTTAAATTCGTGCGGCTACCATCACGACGGACTGCAATAATGTCTTCAAAGTCGAGAACATTAAGCAAGTCATCCGTAACGGCTGTTCCAGTGGAACCGTCAAGTGTCAATTGTACCCAGTTACAGTAATGACGCCAGTTGTACTTCTTGAATAGCATGTTAAATCCGCGAATGCAGTCCGAGAAACAACGATCATCGGAGTACATTTGCACGCCTGGGCCTGTCACTTCGCCCACGATTTCTTGTGCATCATCGACGATGTTACGAATCGTAGCAGTCATGATAAATCTCGCCACGTCCGAGAGGAGATACACTGTATATAGGATATAAGAGTACGCTCGCTGCGCTCGCGTACTCTTATATCGTGTCCATTCTTATGCGTAGAACTGCTGAATGCCGTGAAGACCACCATTATTGGCAGCATTCACCCAATTGTCACCCATCATATCGACGGAAATCTGTCTGCCGTTGACAGCCACAACTGGCGTAAACGTTCCACGTGGATCGCCGGTGGTACGCGTCGCCGGATCGGTTAGATCAGGCAACGTGAATGCCGACGCAATGGAAACGATCACACCGGATTCACTCGACGAGAAGATGTTACCTTTGTACGGTAGACCTAATGCCGCACCTGATCCAACCGAATACGTAATGGCGTTTGTCGAAGGCGTGATGTTTCGTGATTTGATAATACGATAGAACGCTTTCTTCCCTACTAGGGCAGTCGCTGCGGCAGCTGAACCAGTGAACCGCTCGATCATTGGCTGGCCTAGGTAGTCCGTACCGTAAACGTCGATCACGTTAGCATTGCCAGGAACACCACTCGGCGTGACGGTTATAGTCCTACCGTACGTCGAATCCACAACTATTGGATTTGTCGGAGCGGCATCGGTATTTGCTGCACTGTTAGCTGCAACAGCAGTTTGGTAAACCGTACCGCTAGCTGTTGCAGGTGAACCCAAGTCGAACGTTCCAGGTTCGTTTTCGATAACCGAGCAGGCGAACTGACATGCCTTGACATACATGTTGACGCCACTTTGAAAGAACTTCCTATCGCGATCCATGACTCACTCTCCCTTCTCGATGACCTGTTCGTTCAACAGAATAGGTCCGGTTTTCGCAGTGGCCATTTGAATGACCATGCGTTCCATGTCCACCATGGCACCGTGACGTGCTGCATCGTCTTGTGCAGACATCATTCTGCCGAGCGGACTGTTCGGATCAGCCAGACCCTCCATGTTGATGATGCGAGGCTTGCGATCCAAACCATAGTACGCAAGCGTTTTCTTGTCGCGAACACGTATCACGTGCCCTCGGGGAAAGTAGACCATGTAACCCGCAGGCTCCTCCATGATCACTTTCTGCATCTCATGCGATTGCCTACCAGTGGCGGTCGCACTTCGCTTGTTGGGAACCATACGATAGACTTCACGCTTGACTTTGCCTTGTAGTTCGCGAACCACAAAGGACAATCGAGCGCCGTCTTGTGCTGGGAACATGTTAAACTCCCTTAGTGTGAGTCAAACCCAATGTGGGTTAGTTGGTCAAGTACGCGTGGGTTCGGTAGTTCCTCCACGTGCAAAGCTGACCTTCCCACACTACGCGGCGGCCGGTCGCATCCATCGACCACGGAGCGACAAGCTTCTTAATCTTCATATTGACGCCGCGAAGCACATGCAACGTCATGTATCCGTCGTTGACGAAGTACGCGACGTTGGGAGAGAGTTTTTCATCGAACAGGAGAGGGATTCCGTTATGCGTCGTGCCAACGATCCCAAGATTAACCAATTTTTTGCCAGTTCCGGTTGCCTGTAGATCGATGTGCTGCTTGTCTCTGGCAGCGGCCTTGTGCATTCGGTAGATATTTCTACCGGCGAAGATGACAGACGGTTGCGGTGAGCTTTGACCGTCTGTAGATCGATTAAGGTCGAGTTCCGTGATGTCATCGAAGGCTTCCTCGATGTTTTCTGGCGTCAGTGTTCCTTGGAAGTCGTATGCGGATGTCCGCCATTGGGACTCCGCGGCCATGCTAATACCCCCAACAGAACCACTGGTAGGATCGACAGGAATAAGATTTCCCAGTCCGTTAGGATCGGTGCCAGCACCCACAGAAGTATGATAAGCAGCAAATTGGCGACTAATAGATTCGTCGAGAGCCATAATCTTGCCCTTGATGATCTTGAATATCGCCGCACGTCCTTGGTTCTCATCTTCTTCCTGATCCGAAATGATCAGCGATCCAACCACGCGTGACATGAAGTGGTTCACGGTGATGAATTCGTTGGTCTGGTTGACCGGCACAGTATCGTAATACTGCATCGATGTAACGTTCGGGTTGAGGCCCGTGATTAACGGGTTGCTGATCTGAGGCCCGCCGTCCTCAACGACCACACGCTTTTTTGCGTGCAAATACGCCGAGACGGTGCCGCTGATGGCCGAGGCCATGATCAATTTCGCACGACTACGCGTGAGCATTGCATTCACAACCGTGTCGAGAGTAGCCATTTTGAAACTTTCTCCTGTTCGTGTGAGTCACACCACGCCGAGTTGGTCGAGTGTGTCACGTAAGATTTGGTCGTAGGAGGCATTCACCGGAGCGACGTTGTTTGTACCATAGTTCAACGGCGCTCCGCGTCCTGCCGGGAGATTACGACGCATGGAATTACCATTTGGGCGTTGCTGTCCCTTGTTTTGGTTCATGCGCATCATGTTAAGTTGAATTTTCGCCCATACCTCCCCCAAAGACATATTCTGAAACTGAGGTTCGCTCAGTACAGCATGAAATATGGGAATGTATTGACGAGCACCAGGGTTCTCGTTGAAGAATCCATGTACCTCACTTTCTGTTTGACGAAGCTGAGCCTGTGCAGCTTGCGTACGTTGCTGTTGGATTTGTTCTTGTTCGGTTCTCTGCCGAATTGGTGCAGTTACCTGCGAGATTTCCTGTCGAACGATATCGACGAGCGACTTTGCGTCAACGCCACCTGGCGCTATACCAATCTTTGATACATCCACACCGGCCGTTGCAGCCATAGTAAGAAGTTTTCGAATTGTAGCAACGGGATCGCGCTTTGCCTCAGCCGCGAGTTGCAACGCTTGAATTTGCTCTCCGTCATTAAGACCGAGACGCGCACCTGTACCGTTTCTGTCGCGTAACTGTTCTTGTAGTTGTGTGACACGTCCGTGAAGCTCTTGGCCGATCTCAACTGCACGATTAAGTCTATTGGTTACGTCCTGCGCTCTGTGAGTTTCCTGAGCAAGCTGAGCACGTGCTCGAACGTTGTCGGTATAGAGCCGTGCTTCCATACCTGCACGGGCAACAACCTGACCGTTCGGACCGACGAAATTTCCGCGAGCATCCTGGGTAATTTGTCCAGGTTGGAATTGAGGCTGCTGGCGCTGCGGTTGTTGTCCTGGCTGCTGACGCTGGACTTCTGGCTGGTACGCGGGCTGTCGCTGTTCGACCCGCTGGTCGATGTCTTGACTTTCGCTTTCAAAGCTTTCGTTTCCCTGTTCAAATGCGGATTCGTCCATGCCGAGATTGTCGAGAACCATATCCATGGCTTCGGAGCCAGGACCATTGTCGCCGCCAGTGTGATCCATACCACCCTGACCACCCATACCGCCATTTGATTGCGAAAAGCCTTCGCCTGATGTCATCGACATGTGCTATCTCCGGTTTGAGTCAAACTACTGTAAATTGGGAACGCTCTGGCCCCCTGGTGAAGCGCCTGGCATTCCACTCGGTCCGGGCGGTACCATTGGTTTCGGCGGTACTCCTAATTTCGGAGCACCTGCACCAGCACCTTGCGGTTGAGCTTGTCCTGAATGCAACGCTGCAACATGCTGCAACAGGAAACTCTGAATCTGTTGATCCGTTTTACCTTGCTGTTTCATTGCGACGACTTGTTGCTTGATTTCTGGTGGCAAGTTTGCCAGAATCTGTGCTATTGGATTTTGCCCCTGTGCGCCCTGTTGAGGTTGACCGCCTTGTGCCCCGGGTTGTGCTGGTGCGCCTCCCTGAGCCGATTGTGGACCTTGTGCAGTGCCTTGTGGCGCGCCTACGCCTTGAGCGGTCTTGGCTTGCATTTCCTGAGTAATGGCCTGCCAGTCTTCGGGCTTGATAACAACTTCCGTAAACGCTTGCTCCAATACTCGAAGCATAATTTGAAGCGTCGCTCCGGGAGCCGCTTGCGCAAACTGACCCACGGCTTGAGCGATCTGCACAGCTTCCTTTTTCTTGAATACACTGTTGGGTTTTTCCATCGACCCAGCCACGATTTCAACGCTGTATCGCCCATTAAATTCCACCATTGACATTTGACGCCATGCAAGCGCAAAGGTAGGTCCGACGAGATTGACCACATCGTCTTGCGTTAGGTTTTGAACACTCAGCTCAGCAAGCGAATGTGCAATTGCAGCCACTACGTCTTCGACGACATCGACCTTCGCGCCGACAGAAAGCTTCATGGACTCTTGGTAGGTATTAACAGCGTCTTCGTTCGTGTTGGTTTTAAATTGTACGCCTCTAAGCGCATCAGACGTATTCGTAATTCGATTGATAGCATCAAGGAGGCTCTGCTTGTCAAATAACTCCTTGTACTGATCCATCCGCGGAACGATTGGTTCAATAAGATCACTGACCTTCTTCTCGCCCGCTTTGACACCAATAACATGTTTCGCGTCACCTGACCCTTCACCGCGGACGGCGTTGATGAGCTTTTCGATTTGGTCACTGTCCACCATGTCTGAGTTATATAGAAAGTAGTCGAACACAGACGTTCGCATTCGCTTCATTTTGCGATTGATGTCATTGATCGCATCTTGTTGATCCATGTAGTATGCAGTTTCGCCTACAGCGACCGTGCCGCCGGTGGACATCGTGTAACCGATAATGAAATACGGGAAAAATCGACTGATCACCAATGGATCGTCCCATACCCACAACGGCCACGACCAATCGTCACGCTGAAATAGCATAACGCGACGTGCCACCTTGTCCCATACAATATAACACTCGGTCGTATACATGTTGAGATAGGCCGTGCGCTCGTCGTCGGTATGATGCGTTGACTGTGACCCTGATTCGATAGCTTGTAAGACTAAACCGAGTCCGTCATCACGCCGTCCATCTGCCGTGTTAAATGCAGCCTTATGCGTCGGCTTATAAACCAATGTACGTGCGCCTGCAGACGTTTCCTTGATACCGCCATCGTTGCCGACAAGGTTATTCGAGTTTGAGTCATTCCGAGTCGCTGGGTCCGGTATAGTGTAACGCTCTGTCAACATCGCTGTGGACAAGAAACAACGTTCAGCCATCCAATCCGCGTCGCTGCCATCTTGCTGTTCAGCATATGGATCGATGATAAGATTATGCGGAAGCACATTACAAAGCGACGGGCCGGATGGTTTCAGTACTTCCATTGATAGTTCAAGTGCTTCAAGCTTGCCGTAGATCAGTTCGACTTGTTCTTGAGTTTTCGCCGATGCAAGTTCGTCTGTTAACGATTGCATCTGTTGAACAGCAATCTCCCGCGAGTCGTTTTTCTTCGTCCAGTCAAGTTTCAGAACGCCAAAATTGGTAAGCAAACCGACACCAACGGCCTTCTTAATCTTGGGCTTCGCATTAAGACCGTTTTGACCTCGAATAAGAGTATTGAGAACTTTTTCGAGCGACTTGGTAAATGGTTCTTCAACTTCGTCGATTGTACTACATGTGACATCGGGATTTTTGCTGTAAACCGCAGGCAACATAATGTTAAGATTGGAAAACATAATGTTTTCCGTGCCGTCACCACGCTTAAACAGTCCGCGTGTGGACTCGATGGACTTGTTCTGATTGTTATTGTAATACTTAAACACTTCATCCCAAATGATCACAACTTGTTCGTATGCAGCGATAGCAGCAGTAACCTTTTTCTCCCACAACTTACCAACGGAAGAGCTTATTGCGATACGACTACCTTCGTAAATACGATAAACTGGCGCCGGTTCCGTTGACTTCGCAACACCTTGATCGCCAACATCATTCGTGTCAACGTTGAACACGTCAGTTGCATCGACTCCGGTCGGACCTAAATCATCGCCACGATCATAAAAATCTGACATGAGTTTGACTCACACTGAGGGGTTTCGCCGACCCCCGCCTTCGCGAGGGCAAGACTTCACGCTCCCGATGACCTATCGCCCATTTCTACTTCATGCCATTGCATCCATTTCTTAGGCAATGCTTCTTTCGGCGTCACGATTTTGCTCACGTCTGGCAAATACGAAAGCATGTATTTCAACGTATTCATTGCATGATCGTTCGTGTCGGCTGGCTCGTCGATACGCTGACCCAATGGGTTTTGTTTCCAGTAATACGTATTGAATTCATCCTGAATAAAAGGCAAATCGTCACAAAAATAAATCAATGGCCCAGGGTCTTCGCCGGTGATGATATGCGGTATTCCCTTCCGGCCATTCAGATACGAGTTTACTTTGGCGATACCTGTAACAATATCGTTACTTGCCGGCCGCATCCACAGTCCCATCTCCTCGAACAACTTAGCGATAGTGCTGCCTGTCTCCCGCAGTCCTGCGACAACAACCTTTTTAAAAATAGCTGGGTCTGCGTGAATGCGTCCGTTAAACATAAGCATTCCTGAGTATTTGGCTCGGATGCGCCTAATTTCATCGGGCTGTTTGTCATATGAAAAGTCCGTCTTGTAGTAACCGTCGAGCACTATTACTCGACCCATATGGTCCACGAAAGCCAGCAGATAACAACTTGGTGACACGATACCAAAGTCGTACGCCTCGATAACTTGCACCTGGACGTGATGCAGAAGGCAATCTGCTAAATAGTGTTCAGCATCTTTGCGTGTGAGAGTATGAGTCACGTGGTCATAGTCTGGATGGACAAGACCCTCGAACGCTACCCATTTGCCAAGTAGATAGCGGTCACGCATTTGACCCTTGAATGTCGCTTCAAGGGTTCTGATGTAGTCATCGCTAAGGTTACTCTTATTAGCATACGTATCACTTTCGAATAATTCCAGAATTGGTAATTTCGTATCTTCATATACAAGTAGCTTTTCAGTGCGCTGTCCGGTTTTCAGCCACAACAAATACGGTTGCACAAGTTCTTTATAGAACCAATTATGTGATGGATTCGCTGTGAGCATAACCCACTGCGGGCCACTTGATGGCATCGACTCGTCGTCTTCATCGGATTGGTAAGGCGTGTCGCCGCGTAAACGGCCTAACAAATCTAAGAAGTCCTTATGTATGATCCCTGGGTCTTCAACCTGATCGACCCCAATCCAGTCGTATGTAGCAGAAAGAAGATTGCTCGTTGAACTCCCGTCATCTCGAGAACGTCCACGCTGCGATATGTAACGGAAATTTACGATACTCCCGTTGTGCATATAGCAAGTGTTATCCTCTTGTGTTGGTTTCTTTTTGATCCACGATGCGGGACACCATTTGAAAAACTCTCTACGAAGTGTGTCGTTGAGTTTAGGATATGTTTCACGAGCTAGCAGGCCATTGGAACCTGGATAGTCCTTGACCAGCTTAAGTGCCTTCACTGACAACGCTGCGGTCTTACCATTCGCAAACGCCCCACCAAAAATCTGTACGCGCGCTCGGCTCATGTGGAACCGATACTGCACAGAACCTTCGATGAGTTTGTAGTTAGGCATAAGTTTGGTTCCTGGTGTGACTCACACCTAGCGACGGACGTTGGTAACAACTTGCCATGAATTGGCTAGCGGACTCATTGCCTGGTACACAACTCCGGCAGTTGAGTCAAGGTACCGCTCACCAGCATACATGGGGACGACGGCCGCAGGAGCACCACCACCGCTACGGTTGAAGTGATCCCACGGCAAGTCCTTCGGATTATTCCCGCTCTTGTCTGTTACAAACGTCATTTCATTTACTCCGTTGGGGCGTCATCGACGAGAATCAAATCGATGCCACCGGCCCGTAATGCTGCAAACTCTTCGCCTGTTAGCAGTACCTTGTCGCCGACAGCGGCAGCTTGGTAGTCGTCATCGCTATGATCGATAGATGTCTCCGGGTCGTACTTAAACTTCTCGAAGACTGCACCTTCAGTTAGCACGTAGCACTGTACGTGACCCCCTTTCGTTCGCTGTGTGTTTCCAGACATGACACTTACTCCTTTCGGTTTGACTCACACTACGTACTGTCATCAACGGAGATTCCGTTGACCTCGATATGCGTATCATCACCTTTCATGATAACGATACGCAATTCGTTCTGCTGCTGATTCACTCGCGCAGCTTCATCCTTCGGTCGAACACCAGCACGATCCAATATATCAATACCAGCACGAAGTTTGTTCGACTCCTTTGTGCCGTTGACCATAACATCGTGAACGGTGTCCAACGCAGCGTCGGCGTATGATGCGATCCGTGCCGACAAGAGTTTCGATCTTGCGTTAACAAACTCGTTGGACACGATATCAAAAGTTTCGGCATAGGCTGCATGGCTCCGTATCGATCTCACGTCATGCACTGTAAGGGTAAGTAGTTCGGCGATCTCTCGATCAGACAAACCAAATACCGTATACACGAAAACAACCGCAATCCCTTTCAGGATATTCGGCTGGCCTGGTAGTTCCTTGATCGTCCGTTTCCTTACCGGCCGATAAGCCTTCGCCTTGGATTCGGTCTTGGCATCTGCTTCCGGTCGTGCAAACATACGTTCCGGTTGAATGACTCGACCTTCGGCGGTCACGTATGGATCGCCATCGATAGCGAGAGTACGGGAGACTGGGGTTGTTGAAGACTCCCGCACCCCGATTGAAGGCTGTTTTGCCGCAACAGTCCTCAATGGCTTTTTTGGTTTTGTCGTCATCGATTTAGCTTCCTATGTCATCGATATCGGGAACACACGTAAGCCAATGATGACGAGCATCACAAACAAGAGGAAGCCGCCACCGATACCCCAACCCAAACCCCCTGGCTGATTTAATCGAGGGTAATACGTAACACCCCCGAATATAATCATCAGGAACAGGCAGAGCCAGTACAAGATGTTGAGAAGACTCATGGCGTTTCCTCTCATTGGTTTGACTCACACTGCTAACGGTCGTTTCACCGACCGAATGGACTTCCATCCTTATTCGGCGGCGGGTTTGCACCAAACGTTGTCCGCGTCGAATATGTCAGCAAGTCGTTCAGCGTCTCGGTTTGGTCGGCGGCTGTCGTTGCCCGATTGACCAGATAGTTATTGGTAATCGAACGCTTACCACCAAGTTCAACCGATGGATCGATCGTCGGAAATTGTTTCGTTGCAGTCGCACCCGGAGCAACACCATCCAACGCACGTAAAATTTGGCGAAGCGGCAACATTGTCTGCCGTCCAAATCGCCTTGAGATGTTGTTACGGGTCGAGCCTCGTCCGCTGACTTGCGTCAATTGCACAAGGCCAAACGAATCACCGAACAATCCACCCTTGACGTTGGCAACCGCGCTAATAGTCATGCTGCGCCTTCCTTCCTCTACGTTGCGATGGTTCCTCTGGTGGCGGTGGAGGTTGACCAAAGAATCCAGCCTGAGCGTTTGGATCATTCGGATCATTCGGAGCATTCGGATCGACTACTTCCTCCACCGGCGGAGCCACGTGCCATGGAATCGTCGCCGGATCACGCACCTTCCCTTGTGCCGCCTTTTCTTCTGCCGCCGCAAGTCTCATTTGCTCGCGTTCCTCAGTGTACCGCGCCAGTTCGGCCTCACGCTCTTCCTCGGGGAACGTTTCCAAATGTCGCTTCATGTTTTCAGCATCGACTTTCTCTTGCTCCACCCTTAGGTGAGTCGCAAGTTGAGCACTGCGATCCAAGTCGTATCGCCGCGAGTCGGTTGTTGGCCCTCCGTGTGGCTCGAACACGTTCCCAATAACTTCATCTGGCTCATGTCTTGCAGCAGGCGCTTCCATTTGTCTTCTCCGTTGGCTTGACTTACACCGTGTCGATGGTTTGACTCACACTGTGCTGGTTACCGCCTTACTGGTCCTGGGGCTGGTCCTGTGGCAGACGGCGTCGGCACTAAAGTACCTTCGTTCGGAATACCGATCACGACCCAACCCGTTACCGGAGTCCAGGCCGTCTTCCATTCGATCCTACGCTCCGGCTGTCCACCCGCTGGCGGAATAGTTGGCGGTAGATTCGGCGGCAGCACTATTGGGTGTGTCGGATGGGGCGGATCGTATGGGCCTCCCCATATCCCAAGTGGCGGCTGCGAACCTTCCGGCGGAATGTAAATCGGCGGTGTAGGAACTGGCCTACCGCCAATCGGCACACCATAACCCGGATCGACTGGCCTTTCAGGAATACCATAACCGGGATCGCCAGCTTGACCCCAATTACCACCACCACCAGGAGCAATCGGATGCGTCGGCCGTAGACCACTTCCAGGACCACCAATACCTGGCGGATTGTAACCAGGATCGACCGGACCAGATGGCCCCTGAGCCAACGGCGTAATCAAAGCGAGAAAAGGTTGTGTCATTTCATTACTCCATAGTTTGACTCAAACCGAGTCGGGGCCTTCCAAAAGCGGTGCTCGACCGACCAGGCGAAGGGTCGATCGAGCCGGTTAAACGGGCGACCACCGGGAGGAACACCAGTCACAGTAGCCTTTTGGCGGACGACAGCACCAAATTCATCCATTTAACACCCAATTATACTACGAATTTAATCCTATGTCAAGCTATTTATTCCTAAAAGTATGAGTCAAACTGCGACATATTGTCGCATGATATACACCGTGAACAGAACATGAACAGAGAACAAAACGTGAACCGCGACGAAGCTCTCCGAAGCCGGAGAGAGCTTGAAAAACTTGTAAGGTGCGACATATCGTCGCAGGTAGAAAATAACACTTGACAAGTCTTGTATTATATGGGATACTATTGACTAATGTGATATCTGTTATCGGCGTAGCCCCAAGGGGATACCAGTAAGTCAACATCACGCCCGGCGAGACATTCCCGTTCACGTTTTGTTCTTTTTAATTTTTTACGTGTGAGTCAAACCCATAACGAACATCCCCCCCACACTAACCCAGGAGGCGCCAACTCAGTAAATCACAGACGATACAGGCGAACAGTTTGACTCAAACTTTCAAACCGCAACTATCTCTACATAGGAACTAAATCAAATGAAGAAGCTACTTCTTACTACTGCAGCTCTACTTGCTCTCGCGGGGGAGCCAGTTAAGGCTGACATTATCCTGTTCGGAGCAGGCGACATACTAGGCTCGTTCGTCGATGTCGGTGCATCAGGATTCGGTAACGTCAACCGAGCCTTGACTCTCCAAAACAACGGCATCGAATTCGGCGCCCATCTGTTCGGTAACGTTCTACAAGACGAAGCCATCAGCGGAGCCGACAAAGGTGGCACCCCTACTCTGGGCTCACTAAACTGGAACACCGGATTCAATGTCGGGATCGGGTTCAACTCAAACCAAACTGGCGGCACCGGCATCACACTCGACGCCATGCGGCTTACCATTTGGAATGGCTCTGGAACTGCACTTGGCTCTTTTAGCTTAGCGAACCCGCTTAACTTCTCAGCGGCAATCCTTGCCCTACAACAAGGCAATGGCAATGCTATCTTCGATTTCGAACTCGACGCTATACAACGTGCCGAGTTCAATACTATACGGGCAATGGCAGGCTCAGACAACTTCACAGTCGGACTTAGTGCTATCCTTGGCTGTGGCGTCGATGGCGCTCAGACTTTCAATGGTCCTGGTTGCATGACAACTAACGATGGAGCGGACAGCTTTGTCTTCTTCTCACAAACGGCAGTAGCAGTACCCGGACCAATCGTTGGTGCAGGAATCCCCGGCATCATCGCAGCTTGTTTCGGTATGATCGGTCTTAACTGGAAGCGTCGCAAGCGTCTCAACGTCGCATAGTTTGAGTCACACCAAATGAAAATTCGCATCCCGTTGTTTTTAATTAAACTTCGGGATGCGTTCGATGACTTCGTAAACATCCCACTAATTTACGACATTCGTATCATTGACATCATACTAGTTTTTATCGGCGTCAGCATGATACTTTATTATTATTACACCAGCGGTTTAATAGCATCACTTGAATCTTTCGTTGCAGTCATACTCGTATTAATAATGGGAATACTACTCTTTCCCCGCTAAGACGAGAGAAACCGCAAGGTATAACCCAACCGGAACGAGAGAGTAAAAGGCATTTAACCTCTCCTTCTTTACCTCGACATGTTCAAGCCGGAGCTACTCCCCGCCGTAAGGCACGGTAGTAGCTCCGGCTCTTCATTTATAGGATGGTTCCTCCACCTATAGGATCGCGCCTACACAGTTTGACTCATACTCGCGCCTTATTGGCAATTTCTTCAGCAATATTGGCAATTTCTTCAGCAATGCTCGCGCCAATGGCAAAAGCAACAACGCCACACCTCGCTTCGCTCGCCCGCACTCGGGGCCTAGGAATACAGTCCCCCTCTTTGGAAAAGGGGGCGGATGGTGCCTACGGAATAGGCCTATCAGAGAAACTTACCGCAAAAACTGCGCGCAATGGTTGTATTTTAGGATTTGATTCCTAGAAATGAGTCAAACTGCGGTGATTTTGTGGTTTTAAAAGGATTTTATTCCTAAAATTTGAGGCCATTTTATAGGCCTATTCCGCTCCGGAAGCGGCACGTGCCTACCAAAACGTTAGGACTATAATCACATAGATAGCCCATGGTGTGACTCAATCCCTATAGGACTATGTGCAGGTATAGGCAGGACTATGATAGGATGTTTCCGTGCCTATCGGCGCAGGACACAGCCTAGGTAGATAGGTAGGGTTTAACTGCCCTATAGGGCTTTCTCGCGACTCGTGAGTCTCGATAGGAGGAATTAATACCTGCGCTAGTCCTATTACTAGGATCGAGGTGCGGCGCCCTGTCGCAGTGTGAGTCAAACTTAGGTGTTGCATGGTGCCTAGGACGTGCTATGTTGGTTTTAACGGAAAGCGAGGTGACGCACTGATGGATTTCTGCAAGGGGTTCGCGCCCTAACGTATGAACGGGAAAGCGCGCACTCAGATTAGAGCGTATTGGGTATTGGTCGCCCCTTATGCCGTGCATCGATACAGCACGGCATAAGGGGCAATCATGCCCGATAAGACGAAAGAGGCGAACATGTCTAAGTTTCTATTTGGTGCTGCTATCGCTATTTCTACCCTGTACGGGTTTGCAGCGTTCGGCCAAGACTTCCAGAGCACCTGGGACAAGGAAGGCACTACTTCCAAGTCCACGGTGTCAGGCGGTCCTAGCAAGCAAGCTTTGTGCGGGTATGAATGGCGCATGGCTAAGATTGCTAATCCCGGCATGGCGAAAGATCGTGCAGCATGGGTCAATTACATGCACGAACACTGCGGCATGAAGGGCAAGACGCGCAATGACGATGCTTTGAAGGGTTACATCGGAGAGCACCCCGATTGGCGCGGTGAAGTTGACGACATTGGAAACGCAACGAAGATCGCAAAGGGTCGAAAGAAGTTTTTCGACGATTGCGAGGCGAATTGCGGCTAACGTAGGCAAGCCAAGGCAGTGTGAGTTACACTGCCTTGGCTCTTTCCAATGGAGGTTAAGGCAATGCAAGCGAAAGAAGCAAAACGCTATTGGACGGGTGACGTTGGTCCGAAAGACGACGTTGGCGACACTATCGAAGATGTATTCATCGATGGTGCGACAACGCTCGGACCTTGGGCCATAATGACGCCTAAGACACATAGGCGCATTGGTAAGGGTATCGGCCAAGGCTTAGGGCAGAAGTACAAACGCCAGCCTGACGGCAAATGGCTCAAGGTGGAGGGTTAAGGCAATGTCTGGAATACTGATAACGAAGCTTGTGCGCCATGTAGAGCCTATCAATATCGATGGTATGACAGTCAATTCGGTAACGATTGGGCATGTAATTGATGAAATGATTGGTATGGCGCTTCATAAGGGTGAGGAGGTTCATTCAATTGAACTTCGAATATCACCAGAAGACTGGATTACAATGGTTCGGGGGTTCAATCCAGATAAGGCAAGTCCAGCAAAGCCTAAGCGATAAGACTGAGTGGCATAATGCGGCGAGAGTAAGCATTGTGCCACTTGGCCTTGTCACTGACAAGGGTGCGACAATATGTCACATTGATATACTGTGATATATGTGGCATAATTGCAACACTGTGGCCATTCGGTCACGGTGCAATCTGTTCAGTGTGTGTAAGTTTGACTCACACTGAGCAACACAAGGCAACGGGTTTAATAATGAACACGTTGATGAAATGGGCCAAGGTCATAGAAGACCAAGGCAAAGCAACACAAAGGGACGACAAAACAATGGCCAATACGCAAACGAATGCAAAACCTACCCGTAAACCTGTTATGGCAAGAGGCGGTCCGATTAAAGGCAAAGGCGAGGTTGCTGCTGCTTTAGTCGGGCAAGGGTCAATCGTGGTTAAGAAATCGGCATGTAGCCTCGATCTTGGCCCGTCAATTGTTTCCCAATGGGCGACCGATGAAAGGCGCAAGTCCGAGATTACATCGGAACTAAACTTAATCACCGGAACCAAACGCCGCGACTTGATAACTCAGTTGACGCTGGGCATCGTCAAAGCGGCAAAGGGTGACGATACGATTGACCTATCGTTGGCTTTCAGCGGTGACCCGAAGCAGCAGGGCAAGCTTAACAACTTGCTCGGCATTGCTTTGGGCTTTCGTACTGTGGTGACGAGTGCGCCAGATAAAACTGGCGTTTCTTACGACACTGTGGTTTCCGCGCCGGCGGTTAAGGAGTTTTTCCCAATGCCGGGAGAGACTGAGGCTAACACAACGGACTATCGCCAGAAGTTGAACTTTTCTAAGAACTTCCTTGCACAGTTGAAAAAGTGTGCAGGCGCCGCGCAAGCCATCATCGACCAAGACGTGGAAGCGCATTATGATAAGAAGCTCGGCACGATGGTGATTAGTGGACCGGCCGTTAAGAAGCGGTTCGGACAAGAAAGTGTTGTCATCAACGAAGCTAAGTCGATTGGCGAAGGCAATGCCAAGGTGGAGTTGAACGAAAAGCCATCGTTTCAAGCCTTGGCAGTTTGGGGCGGTGAAACAGTCGGCGCTGATAACAAGGCGTCGGCGGCTGGAACCCCCGGGTCGCGTGGCACAAAACCCGGGACTATTGCGGGTGGGCAGGTTAAAGCAGCGGAGGAAAAGCTTAAGACAACTAAGCCGGACGCCGCTGTGGTGTCAGTGTGCAAAATCTTGGTGAGTGCAATCGAGAAATACGAAGGCGAAATCACTGAGGAAATGGAAATTGCGTTTTCGAGCGTAACGAACGCGATTGACGTAGCATTGGGTGAAGGCAACGCAGAGTAGGTAAACGACGGCGCGGGTGTGAGTCAAACTCACACCCGCGCCATTCTTTTAAAC